GTTTAGAGGTTCGCGACCAAGCAACATTCATTCTTTCTAGACGCCGTTGGCAAGAAATTGTTGATACAAGCGGTGGGACATTCTCATTAGAAGACAGACCTTCTGAGGGCGACTTACTTTATTTTCCTAAAACACGCTCATTATTTGAAGTAAAGTTTGTTGAGTTTCAGGATCCGTTCTATCAACTCGGTCAAATCTATGTTTTCCGTATGCAATGTGAGTTGTTCGAATACAGCTCAGAAACAATCGATACTGGTATTACTACCATAGACCAGCTTGAAGATGATAATACTGTAGATCAATTGTTGTTCGAACTTGTTCTCGAAGATGCATCTGGCACACTACAACTCGAAGATGGTGGTTCACTTATCAAAGAAGATTACTCTATTAAACCTGCCGTTCAAGGTGATAATGCTGACTTTGATGAACAAGAAGTCGCAACTAATATCCTCGACTTCACTGAATCTAATCCGTTTGGAGAGTTGTAATGTTTAAGGGTAAGACTTTCTACAACGAACATATCCGTAAAGCAATTATTGCATTCGGAACAGTATTCAATAATATCAACATTGAGCGAAAAAATGCTGATGGTGATGTTATCCAAACACTACGAGTTCCGCTCGCATATTCTACAAAGCAAAAGTTCTTGTCTCGTATTGAACAGATCCCCACAGTTCAGTCTCGCGGAGAAGCAGCTATTGTTCTTCCACGAATGGGATTTGAGATTTCATCATTGCAATATGATGCACAAAGAAAAATATCACCTATACAGGTTCATAAAAAGGCGACAAGTTCTGCAACATCAGTTGCTAAAACTTTCGTGTCAACTCCATATGATTTGACATTAAGTTTATATCTTTTTGCTAAAAACCAAGAAGATGGATTGCGTATTATTGAGCAAATTTTACCATACTTCAACCCTGACTTTAATATCACTGTAAACGATTTACCCGATCTTGGTATCAAACGTGACATTAAAATAATCCTCGACAGTATTGGTTATGAGGATAACACACAAGGCTCATTTGCTGATAGACAAAGCATTGTTTGGACGTTGACATATACCATGAAGTTAAACTTCTATGGTTATGTGGGTAATCAAGATGTTATTAGGAAAGCAATCGTTCAAACTTATCAAAATCCTAATCTTGTTGGTGCATACACAGAACAAAAATACTCAGTCACATCTGCTGCTGCTACAGCAACTGCGACGATTAGCGGCGATGCTATTGATTCCATTGCTTTGACATATAAAGGCGAAGGATACTCTGAATCTGGACCAAATATTACTCTATCAGGAAATGGCAGAGCGCATGTAGTTATGGAAGTAGATCCCCTAAATAGTGGTAAGTATAGAGTGGCAAGCGTTGTTATAGATGACGCAGGTAGCGGATATAGTTCCGCACCAACTGTAACATTTGAGCCACCAGATGATGGAAATCAGGGAGTAGATGATTCATATCGATTCCTTGAGGAGTTTGACCAGAGTTATGACTAATAATAAAGTATTTGATGCATTAGATAAAACATTTGAGACCAAAACCAAAGAACTTGAAACTGCTAAACCTGTTATCGAAAAAGCAATCAATGATGGTTTAGATTCTGATTTTCAAGAAGCTCGCGATGCACTAAAACGAGCTATGGTTTATGGTGAAGAAGCAATTCAAGGTATTATGAATGTCGCCACGAACAGCGACAATCCTCGAGCATATGAAGTTGCAGGACAGCTCATCAAATCTCTGAGTGATCAAGCGAAGGATATGATGGATATCCAAGCGAAGAAAAAGAAAATAGATGAGACGGATGGTAAACCGTCTGTATCAAAGATTGGTCATCAGACCAATGTTTTATTTAATGGAAGCACATCAGACTTGATGAAAGCGTTGAAGGAAGATGATGCTCCTATCATCGAAGGCGAAGTAGATGGCAGTTCCGACTGAAGAAACTTCTTATCACGGTAATCCAAATCTAAAATCTATTGGACACCAGCACGATTTCACTAAAGAGCAAATTAGAGAACTCATAAAGTGTAAAGAAGACCCAATATATTTTATTGAAAACTACTGTCAGATTGTAACACTTGATAAAGGGTTGCAGCCATTTAAGCTGTATGAATGCCAGAAGAAAAAAGTCGACTTTATTATGAACAATCGACAGACGATCTTAATGGAAGGTCGTCAGCAAGGTAAGACAGTTACAGCTGCAGCTTGTATCCTTCACTATACAATATTCAACGAAAATAAAACTGTTGCTATCCTCGCTAACAAAACATCGGCAGCAAGAGAGGTATTGTCTCGATACCAAATTATGTATGAGGGGTTGCCTATTTGGATGCAGCAAGGCGTAAAGACTTGGAACAAAGGTAATGTCGATCTTGAAAACGGGTCAGTCGTATTTACTTCTGCCACGACCTCATCTGGTATTCGTGGTAAGTCAGTGAACTGGCTCTATATTGATGAGGCAGCTATTATCCCAAACAATATCGCTGACGAGTTTTTTACTGCTGTTTATCCTACTATTTCTGCTGGTGAGACGACTAAGATTCTGCTAACATCAACACCACTCGGTTACAATCACTTCTGGAAATTTTGGAATGAAGCTGAAGAAGGCAAAAATGGCTTTCAGAAGATGTTTATCCCATACAAAGAGATCCCTGGAAGAGATGAAGCATGGGCTGACGAGCAACTGAAGTTACTTGGAGAGCTGAAGTTTAACCAAGAAGTTCTTTGTCAGTTCCTCGGTTCAACGAACACACTTATCAATGGTAAAACTATTGCTACACTAAGTGCACAAACCCCAGAATACACAAAAGATGGTCTTGATTTATATGAAGACCCAAAACCAGAACATTATTATGTTATTACTGCAGACGTAGCACGTGGTATTGGTGGCGATTATTCAGCCTTCACATTAATAGATGTAACTGAAATGCCTTACAGATTAGTCGGGAAATACAAACATAATAAGATATCGCCTATGCTTTATCCCAGTGTTATATCTAAAGTGGCTAGGGACTTTAACAATGCATTCGTCCTCGTAGAATCTAATGATATTGGTCAACAAGTCCTAGATATCCTTCATCAGGAGGAAGAATATGAGAATGTATTCACTACACTCACTGAGAATGGTAAACAATATTTGACACCAGGATTTGGTCGATCCGCCAAATTGGGTGTTACAACATCGAAAGCAGTCAAGCGTCAAGGGTGTTTCGCTATCAAATCATTAATAGAAGATAAGAAATTACTAATCTTTGACAGCGATGTAATCGGTGAACTTTCAACTTTTACGGAAAAAGGTCAAACTTTCCAAGCAGATGAGGGGTATAATGATGACCTCGCTATGAGTTTGGTATTGTTTGGTTGGGTCACAACAAACTCATTTTTCTCAGATCTAACAAATGTGAATGTGCGCGAAGGCTTATTTAACGCCGAAATGCGCATGATTGAGAACGAACTAACGCCATTTGGTGAAATTGTAGATGGTTCAGAGCCTGAACTAGAGGTTATAGGCGATGATATATGGATGAATGTAGATCAAGAGAAAACTGGAATTTTATAAATAATTTCAGTGATACATTTAAACTAACGATAATCCATTATATCGAGGAGATAAAACATGGCATTTCAACTAAGTCCAGGAGTTCTCACGAGAGAACAAGATGCCTCTAATGTCGTGCCTGCAGTCGGAACCACAGTTGGTGGTTTCGCAGGTAACTTCAATTGGGGTCCAGCTCGTGAACTCACTTCGGTTAGCAGTGAAAACGATCTTGTCGATCGTTTCGGCAAGCCTGCTTCTGACAACAATGTCGACTTCCTTACAGCCGCCTCATTCTTAGCATATGGCTCTAACCTGCTCGTCTCGCGCGAAGTAGGTGCAGCTGCTAGAAACGCTGGTGTTACAGGAACAGCTGTTCTGATCAGAAACCAAGACGAATATGAAGCATCATATGAAGATGGTTCAGGTTCAGTTGGCGAATTTACTGCCAAATATCCAGGAACTCTGGGTAACTCAATTAAAGTAGCTGTTGCTGACTTGGGTAACTTTACAGCAGGTTCAGTTGCTTCGGTCACAGTAACTGCCGCTGGCTCTGGTTATACTTCAGATCCAGCTGTAACATTCTCAGTTTCACCTGCATCAAGTGGCACGGCAGCTGGCACGGTTAACCGTGCGTCTGAAACTGTCGGCACTATCACAGTAACTTACCCAGGATTCGGCTATACATCTGCGCCAACCGTCACTATTTCTGGCGGTGGCGGCTCTAATGCTACTGCTACAGCCGTGCTTTCAACAGCTTGGACATATGCTTCAAACTTTGACTACACTCCAGGAACTACAACATACGCCTCCAATAACAGCGTCAACTTTGATGAGTTGCACTTGATTGTTATTGACGAAGACGGTGCGATTACTGGTAAAGCTAACACAGTTCTTGAAAAGTTTTCTGGTCTCTCTAAGATCCCAGGAGCTAAAAACGACAATAATGAATCCAATTACTACAAAGATGTAATTAATAATCAATCTAAGTGGATTAACTGGATGGATCATGTCGAGACGCATGTGAATACACTCGGTGAGACTTGGGGCACAGCTCTGGCAACTGTTCAGGATGCTACAAACAAGTATTACAAACTTCTCATCGATGGTGTTGATGATGACGCTTGGTCACTTGCTGGTGGTGTTGACGCCGATCCAGTTGATGGTGACCTGCAAAACTCTTACATCCTCTTCGCAAATGATGAAGAAACTGATGTCAGCCTGATTATGGCTGGCGGTCACAGTAAAACTGTTGGTGATTATATCATCGATAATGTTGCTGAGATCCGTAAAGACTGCTTGGTATTCATATCACCACAAAAAGCAAGTGTTGTTAACAACTCTGGCGATGAGGTAACTGACATCAAAACAGAACTTGCAAGTTATACTCGTTCTTCATATGCTGCTATGGATAGTGGCTGGAAATATATGTATGACAAATATAACGACAAATATGTATGGGTTCCATGTAACGCTGATGTTGCTGGTGCTTGTGTTACTGCTGACCTCGAAGCTGACCCATGGTTCTCACCAGCTGGTGTGAATCGCGGTGCTATCAAAAATGCTGTCAAGCTGGCTTTCAATCCTAAGAAAGCTGACCGCGACACGCTCTACTCGGCTGGTGTAAACCCAATCGTCCAATCTGCACAACAGGGTATAATCTTGTTTGGCGATAAGACTCTATTAGCTAGAGCGAGCGCATTTAACCGTATCAATGTTCGTCGTTTGTTTATCGTAATCGAAAAAGCAATCGCGACAGCTGCTAAGTTCCAGTTGTTTGAATTCAACGATGCCTTTACTCGCGCTCAGTTCCGCTCGTTGGTTGAGCCGTTCTTGCGTGACGTTCAAGGTCGTCGTGGTGTATATGACTTCCGCGTTGTATGTGACGAAACAAATAACACTGGTCAAGTTATTGACGCCAATGAGTTCCGCGCTGATATTTTCATTAAGCCAGCCAAGTCAATTAACTTCATTACTCTAACATTCGTAGCGACTCGAACAGGTATCTCGTTCGAAGAGCTGGGTGCATAGTCTAGTATTTAAAGGAGAAAATAAATGAATATTGAAGAATTTAAGGCTAGACTAGGTGCGGGTGGTGCTCGTCCTAATCAGTTCAGGGTGAGTCTCGCATTTCCAGGTTATGTCCCGAATGTTGACACCTCCTATAGTCTACTTGTAACAGGTGCTGCTCTACCAGCTTCTAACGTAAACCCTGCGATCATTCAGTATCGTGGTCGTGAAGTTAAACTTGCTGGCGAGAGAATCTTTGACCCGTTCACAATCACAGTTGTGAACGACTCTGACTTCTCATTGCGTTCGCCTTTTGAACAGTGGATGGAAGGTCTCAACGCTCGTGAAGATAATACTGGTGTTCTTACGCCTAGCGATTATCAAGCTGATATCTTGGTTGAACACCTGGATCGCAATGATGAAGTATTGAAGGGTGGTGCATATACATTGCGCAATGCCTTCCCAATCAATATGTCTGAGATTGCCCTGCAATATGCACAGAACGATATTTTTGAAGAATTTACGGTGACATTCCAATATACACATTATGATGTAGCATAAATAGTCTTACATCTAGTATAGGGAAAATATAATGGAATTATTTGGGTTTGAAATCAATCGTAAGAGGGAGCCTCGAACAGCGCAATCGTTCGTGGCTCCTGATGACGACGGTGCTATTGACGCTATCCGAGGCGGTGGCTACTATGGCACATACTTTGATGTCGAGGGAGTTGCTAATACTGAAGAGCAACTCATTAAGAGGTATCGTGATATCTCAATGTATGCTGACGTAGATCAAGCTGTTGAAGATATCGTAAACGATTCCATTTCAAACCTCGATGATGAGAAACCAGTTGAATGTGACACTGACGGGATTCCGTTATCAACTACTGTGAAAAAAGCTATTGCTGATGAGTTTACTAATGTGTTAGCATTGCTTGATTTTAACAATCGTGCACAAGATTATTATAGACGCTGGTATATTGATGGTCGAATCTACTTTCACAAAGTTGTAGATAAAGCCAATCCTAAAAAAGGTCTATACGATGTCAGGTATATTGACCCGCGCAAGATTAAAAAAGTGCGTGATGTCAAGAAGGAAAAAGATCCTAAGACTGGCGTCGAAATGATTAAAGAGGTGAAGGAATACTTCATCTATGATGATAAGGGAATTGCTTCGAAACCTGGACAGTATAAGACTGGGTCTCAAAATGATAAAGCTCTGAAGATTAATAAGGATGCTATCACATTCGTTCCTTCAGGTCTTCTTGATCAAGACAAAAACATTCCCCTGTCATATTTGCACAAAGCCATCCGTCCAGCTAACCAGCTGAGAATGATGGAAAATGCGGTAGTTATCTATCGTATTACACGTGCACCAGAGCGTAGAGTATTCTATGTAGATACTGGCAACCTTCCTACAATGAAGGCAGAACAGTATCTAAAAGACATTATGAATCGCTATCGTAACAAACTTGTTTATGATGGTTCAACAGGTGAGATTCGTGACGACAAGAAGTTTATGTCGATGCTTGAAGATTTCTGGATGCCACGCCGCGAAGGTGGTAGAGGCACAGAAATTCAGACTCTTCCAGGAGGTTCTAATCTTGGTGAGACTGGTGATGTAGAGTTTTTTCAGCGTAAACTTTATCAGGCACTTGGTGTGCCAATGTCTCGTCTCGAAGGTCAAACTGGGCTGAACTTTGGCAGGAGCGCAGAAATCAGCCGCGATGAACTTAAATTTGCTAAGTTCCTTGCTAAACTGCGCAGACGCTTTTCGGCACTGTTTGATGATTTGTTGAAAACACAGCTTATCCTCAAAGGTATTATTACTGAGGATGACTGGCAAGCGATTCGTGATACGATTGAGTATAAGTTTGCAACAGATGCTTACTATGCTGAATCAAAAGAGCAAGAGATTCTAAGAAGTAGAATCGAAGTTCTTAATGGTATGTCGCAATACATTGGGCAGTTCTTCAGTAAAGAATATGTTCAAAAAGAAATTTTAAGAATGACTGATGATGAAATTTTATTAGTCAATAAACAAATAGAAGGCGAGGCACAAGAAGTCGAGCCACAACCTTATGAGGGTGAAGAAAATGAGTGATGATGTAAGACAACAAGAAAACGATGCAGCTGATGCTGTTCGTAAAATGATGGATCAGTGGCAGTCAGGAGATCTGACCGATGCTCAAGATACATTTAATCAGGTCGTGGGTCAAAAAGCCGATGCGCTGGTAAGTGGACGTAAAGCAGAGATTGCTTCTACAATGTTCAATAACGCTGTTGAAGACGGTTCAACACTTGATGGTTTAGAAGATTATGAGAATCCGACAGCTGACGAAGTTGAAACCGAAACAACAGAAACGGAAGATCAAAATGAAGAAGTTTAATGAATTTCGCGAAGAGGCTCAAAGGGATGCATTTCCTGGACCAGCTTCGCCATCAGCTGAAACTAACCCAGATATGGGTGAAGTTCCGCCAGCTGTGAGCGCAGATACAGTCAATAAACCGACTATGGACGAGCCAACATCTGACCATGGTAGTGCCGAGCGTGGTAGTAAAGGTGAAGAAACACCTACGCCACAAGGTGGCTCCGATACCACTGAATTCAAAGTTGCACCAGACGCAAAAGTATTTCATCCAGCATTTGGTGAAGGTAAAGTCCTCGCCACTATGGATGAAGGCGTTGAAGAAGTAGCGACTGTAATGTTTGATAATCGTATTCAAAAAATCCACTCTTGGGAACTTGAAGCCCCAAAGCCAACTGAGGAGTAAAGATAGATGGCAGTCACTGTAGACACTCTAAAACTTACGCAAACACACGGCGTAGTAGCTGTTCGTGGGACTGCCGCTACTGGCACTATCGCGTTGGCGACTACACTTAAAAAATCAACTGAAACACAATCATCGCCAGCAGCGAATATCAAAGCCATTCATTGGGCTTTGTCTGATAGTGCAAGAGCATATGTTCAAAGAAACAGTAAAATCCTTTACGAACTTCAGGTAACTGGAAAACTTGATTTTTATGGTTTCTCCGATGGTGACGAAAACGGCTCAGATGTCGAAATCGTTATCGCAGGCGGCAATGGCGGCACTGTTGTAGTAGAACTCGCTAAAGTTTCTGGTTATGGTTCACAGCAACATCAAGGTGCTGACGGAGATCTAGGCTAATGAGACTTATTAAAGAAATCACAGAGGATGTTCAATACATCCAAGAAGAAAAAGACGGCAAAAAGAACCTTTATATTGAAGGTGTATTTCTACAGTCCAATCTTAAAAATCGTAACGGTCGTGTCTATCCTAAAGAAGTCATGGCTAAAGAAGTTGCTCGTTATACCACTGAGCAAATCGATAAGAACAGAGCCTTGGGTGAACTCGGACACCCAGATGGTCCAACAGTAAACCTAGATCGTGTATCTCACATGATTGTTTCCCTCAAAGAAGATGGCAACAACTGGGTTGGTAAAGCTAAAATCCTCGAAACGCCGATGGGCAAAATTGCAGCAAACCTAATCGAAGCAGGTGCGCAACTAGGAGTTAGCTCTAGAGGACTAGGCTCTATCAAAGAGCGTTCAGGTATCAGCGAAGTCCAAGATGATTTCATGCTGGCTACCGCTGCCGATATCGTATCTGACCCATCAGCCCCTGATGCTTTCGTTGAAGGTATTATGGAGAGCCGCGAATGGGTGATGGTCGATGGTATCTGGCAAGGTCGTGAAGTTGAACAAGCTCAAGATGTTATCAAGACTGCATCAAAGGGTGAACTAGAAGAAGCTAAAATGTATGTGTTTAGTTCATTCATGGATAAACTCTCAAAGATTTAATTTTTTATAAATAAAACTAGCAAAATGAACTCTAAGGAGACAAAAATGGCTGTAGAAAGCAAAATTAGAGAACTTCTCTCAGGTAAGACACCAGAAGTCGTGACTGAAGAAGTTAATGAGCTAGACGAAGCTGCAGGCTCTCGTCCAGCTGATAAGTCCGAAGGTGATACGGGAGCAGCTACTGCTGTTCGTCAAGGTTCATCTGAAGACGCACCTGTTCAAGCACTGAACACAGACGGTCTAGGCGGCGAGAATCTCGGCGCAAATTCTGCTAACGCTGTTAGTGGTAACGCTGGTCGTGGTGCTGACAAAACTCAAGGCGATGCAACTGCACCGAAGCAAGGCTCTTCTGAAGATGCCTCTACTGAAGGTCAAGTTAATAAGCCTGGAACTAAGTCTGACGTAGCAATCAAGGATGCCCCTACTGGTATGCGTGAAGAAGAAGAAGCTGCCGACGAAGAAGTTCTCGACGAAGATATCACTGATGAAGAAGTCGAAGCTGAACTCGAGCTTGACGAAGAATCAGATGAAGAAGTTGAAGAAATCATCGAAGAAGAAACTCTTTTCGAAGATGATATCAAAAATCTATTTGCTGACGAAGAGCATCTTTCTGAAGACTTCAAAACTAAAGCAGCTGGTCTGTTCGAAGCTGTTGTAACAGCTCGTGTAACTGCTGAAGTTGAAGAAATTGAAAAAGAACTTGCTAACGAAGCGTCTGTCGCACAAGAAACATTCAAAGAGGAAATGGTTCAAAAGATTGACTCTTACCTGAACTATGTTGCCGAAAACTGGATGAAACAAAATGAGCTGGCTATTGAGAAAGGTCTCAAGTCAGAAATCACAGAATCATTCATCGGTTCCCTTAAAGAAGTTTTTGCCGAGCATTACATCGAAATTCCTGAAGAGAAATACGATGTTCTGGGCGAAATGCAGGGTGAGATTGACTCACTCAAGTCGAAACTTGACGAATCAACTGAAGAGAAGGTTGGTCTGGTTAACACTAAAATTGAACTTGAAAAAGCCGCCGCTGTTAAAGAAGCCACAGCTGACCTGACAGTTACTGAGCAAGAAAAGTTCGCTAAACTCGTAGAAGAAGTTGAGTTTGACGGCGACTATGCTGAAAAACTTTCTGTAATTAAGGAAAACTATTTCCCTACACAGGCTGCTTCTGATGAGGATAAACTGATCGACGACGAAACCATTACGGCTTCTGATGATGTTGAAACACCTGTAAATCGTTATGCTCAGGCTATTTCTAGATCGGCAAAATTTAAATAATTTATAAATAATAACAGTTAAAACTAACTAAGCAAGGAGACGAAAGATGTATCTTTCAGAATCACAAATGGAAAAATGGGCTCCAATCCTGGACCACCCAGAACTTCCAGAAATTAAAGATCCGCACCGTCGTCAAATCACGGCTGTGGCTCTGGAAAACCAAGAAATTGCTCTGCGCGAAGAAAGACAAGCTCTCTTCGAAACTGAGTCTCTTACTGGTAACGTCGACAAATATGATCCAGTGTTGATCAGCCTTGTTCGTCGTGCACTTCCAAACCTGATGGCATATGATGTCTGTGGCGTTCAGCCAATGACTGGTCCAACAGGTCTGATCTTCGCAATGCGTTCGCATTACAGCTCTAAAACTGGTGCTGAAGCTCTGTTCAATGAAGCCGATACCGACTTCTCTGGCGCAGGCACTCACGCTGGTTCTAACCCAGTTGATGGTTCTTACACAACTGGCACGGGTATCGCTACCGCCACTGGCGAAACGGCTAACCCAGCTGAAATGACATTTAGCATTGATAAAATCACGGTTACAGCGAAAACAAGAACTCTGAAATCAGAATACACAATCGAACTGGCTCAAGACCTGAAAGCTATCCACGGTCTTGACGCTGAGAGCGAATTGTCAAACATTCTGGCTCAAGAGATCCTCGCTGAAATTAACCGCGAAGTTATCCGCACAATCTACGCTGTTGCTAAAACTGGTTCCGCTTCAACTGCTACTGCTGGCACATTCGATCTGGATGTTGACTCCAATGGTCGTTGGTCGGTTGAGCGTTTCAAAGGTCTCCTGTTCAATATCGAACGCGATGCCAACGTAATTGCTCAAGACACTCGTCGCGGTAAAGGTAACTTCATCGTATGTTCTTCTGACGTAGCTTCTGCTCTGTCAATGGCTGGCGTTCTGGATTATGCTCCAGCTCTGTCAACTGACCTGAACGTCGATGATACAGGTAACACATTCGCTGGCGTCCTGAATGGTCGTTATCGCGTATATGTTGACCCATACAGTGCTAACACTGGTGCTGCTTCTCAGTTCTACGTTGTTGGCTATAAAGGCACAAGCGCATATGACGCTGGTATCTTCTACTGCCCATACGTTCCGCTGCAGCAAGTTCGCGCCATCGACCCAACTGACTTCCAGCCAAAAGTGGGCTTCAAAACTCGCTACGGCATGATCGCTAACCCATATGTTACGCAATCTGACGGAACAGTTGACGCCGATACATTTACAGCTAATCGTAACCAATACTACCGTTCGGTTAAAGTTACAAACCTGATGTAAACAATAAGAGTGAGGCTAACTCACCGCTTATTAGAGAGGCGGCTCTGAAAAGAGTCGCCTCTTTTTTATATTGCAACTCTTATAAATAGTGTTATGGCATATAATTCAATTACAAATGTAGAAGAATCACAGTTCGATGGAGGTAGCAATCCTACCGAGTTAGATTTTCTGCGCCCAAATGGTTTCCGCTTTCAGATTGCGAACATTCCTAATGTATCGTTTTTCTGTCAGGCGGCAAACATACCTCAAATGTCTATTGGTTCTCCAGAAGTGCAAACACCGCTTGCTAATATCCCCTTTCCAGGAGATAAATTACAGTTCGGTGAATTGCTGATCAGATTCCTGATTCAAGAGGACATGGCTAATTATGTTGAGTTATATAACTGGCTCACAGGATTAGGCTTCCCAGAAAGTCACGAACAATATACAAGTTTTATTAAGTCTCAGGAGTATCGTTCTCCTCTAGCTCGTAAGGATGCTAAAGAGGCACTTGCGCAAGTTAGTGATGCTACTCTATTTGTTCTCGACTCTAACAATAACCCTAATGTAAAAATCACATTCATTGATGCCTTTCCTACAAGTTTAGAAGGATTGGACTTCGACATCTCTCAAGGTGCTGGAGATTATTTCGTAGGTATCGCTGGCTTTAGATATCGCACTTTCAAGATTGAATCTGTTTAGTCTTGACTTTTTTTGAAAACTACTATATTATAAATGCATGATTACTCTCAAAGAACTCCAAGATGAGTGGGCAGTCGACTGTAAAATTAACGAGCTAGAACTCGGTAAAGAAACAATCAAAACTGCTGAACTCCACTCCAAATACCTCAACCATCTCTCAAACTTTAAGCTACAGTTGCGGAAGTCTGAAGCTGCATTCTATAAACTTCGCCGCATCAAACAGCAATACTGGAGAGGTGAACTATCAAAACAAGAACTCGATGCGCTCGGTTGGAATCAATGGCTAGGGAATAAACCATTGAAGCAAGATATGCAAGAAATGATCGAGTCAGATGACGACTTACAAGAACAAACAAATAAGGTCGAATATATCCGAACCATCTGTGATTTTTTAGAGCGTGTTATGCGTGCCCTAAATAGTAGGACGTGGGATATTAAAAATGGTATTGAGTGGACTAAATTTACTAATGGTCTTATGTAATGTCTGATATTACTGTCACATATAAAGATGCTGTCAATCTCAGCGTTGAATGTGATACTGGCATTCTTCAAGAATTAAATGACTTCTTCACCTTCGAGGTTCCAGGAGCAAGGTTTATGCCTGCTTACAGATCTCGTATGTGGGACGGTAAAGCACGTCTATTCAATATGTTCAATAAGGAACTTCCTGTTGGATTGATTAAATATCTAGAAGATTTTGCTGCTCAACTCGAATACAAAGTTGAAAATCAAATCGAGTCAATGGGTGATATTGTTTCTTCGCAATACATTGAGAAGTATGCCAAGGATTTAAATTTACACTCTGGTGGTAAACCTATCGAGATACGCGACTATCAAATACAGGCAGTCCGCAAAGGTATCCAAGGTGCTAGGTCATTACTTCTATCACCTACTGCATCTGGTAAGTCTCTAATCATTTATACTCTTATGCGTTATTTTCAACAACGTAAAAAACGTCAGCTTATCATTGTCCCTACCACATCTCTCGTTGAGCAAATGTATGGCGACTTTCAAGACTATGCCAGCGAAGTAGATTGGCAAGCAAGTGAATATTGTCACCGTATCTATGGTGGTAAAGAAAAGTCGAATGAATATCCTGTGACAATCTCAACTTGGCAATCTATCTACAAGTTTCCAAAGAAATGGTTTGACAAGTTTGATGTCGTGTATGGAGACGAGGCACATCTATTCAAAGCAAAGTCTCTCACAACTATAATGAATAAATGTAAAAATGCTCATTGGCGTTTCGGGACTACTGGGACACTTGACGGAACAAAGACTCATCGCCTTGTGTTGGAAGGTTGCTTTGGTCCAGTGACAAAGGTCATCACCACGAAAGAACTCATGGAAGATGGTAAAGTCGCTGAACTTGATATCACTTGTTTGTTGTTGAATCACTCTGATGAAGATAAACAAGCGATGAAGAAGATGAAATATCAAGACGAGGTTGACTGGCTCGTTCGTGATCAGTGGCGCAATAGCTTCATTAGTAAACTTGTCCGAGACCGAGAAGGTAACACATTAGTTCTCTTTCAATTCGTTGAGAAACACGGTAGTGTTTTGTTTGAAATGATAAAAGAAAAGGCTGGACCAAATCGCCCTGTATATTTTGTATATGGTGGCACAGATACAGAGCAGCGCGAGAATATCCGCGCTCTCACAGAGAAGGCAGATAATGCAATTATTATTGCCTCTTATGGCACATTCTCTACAGGTATAAATATAAGGAATCTACATAATGTAGTATTCGCCTCGCCTTCTAAGAGCAGAATACGCAACCTCCAATCTATCGGGCGAGGCTTGCGGCTCGGAGATAATAAAGTCACCTGTAATCTATACGATATAGGAGACGATCTCTCTTGGAAATCCCGCAAAAATTATACCCTTGAACACCTCTTGGGACGTATTAAATTATACAACGAAGAAGGTTTCAAGTATAAAACAATAAAGGTAAATAAATGACCGACAACACAAAACTGATTCGTTTTACAGATGGCACGATGATTGTAGGTATGGTTGAGGGTTTAGATAATTTAGAGGAACAAAAATTTATTGAGGTTTTGTATCCGATTGAGATTTTTTCTGATGGTGTGAGTGATATGGGTGACAGCTTTTCAGAACAATTTATGCTAAAGGCATGGATGGGATTATCTGATGATGTTATGTTCAAAGTGAACACTGGAGATATCACTTCGATGGGTTCGCTTAAACAAGAATATATAAAAGGATATGAAAATGTGGTGGATCGGATGTTCTTCCGCGATGAAGAAGAGCAAGACTCCGCCGAGGAAGAATTTGGACCAGAAGACTTACTCGAACTGCTTCAAGCGAAGCAAGATAATAAGTTAAATTAGTCTTATCAACCCAGCACATGCTGATTATAACCCCAAAACTAATGAATAGTCAAGCAAAAAAAATGATTGACATATACAAAATTATGAGATAATATGGATTTATTATGGCGAAAAGAAGAGACCCCAACAGTCGGCACTATGTTGACAATAAAGAATTCCTTTTACATATCAGTGAATATCGTGAGCGAGTTATTGCAGCGAAAGAAGCTGGTGAGGAAAAACCTCGAGTCACCGAATATCTCGGTGAGTGTATGGTTAAGATCGCGAACCACCTTGCATACAAATCTAATTTTGTAAACTATACCTTCCGCGATGAGATGATTCTCGACGGTATCGAAAATTGCATCACATACATTGATAATTTCGATCCCGCGAAGTCTAAGAATCCGTTCGCATATTTCACACAAATTACTTACTACGCATTTATCCGTCGCATTCAAAAAGAGAAGAAGCAGATGGATACGAAGAAGAAGTATATCGGCAGTCTTGATATGCAAGAGTTGTTGACAGCCGACGCTGATGGTCATGAAGGTAATGCTGAGTATCTTGATTATATCCGTAAAGCTGTTGACGAAGCTGCCTCTTTGGAAGAGAAGCATGCTGATCAGAAAGCAAACGTTAAGAAACGCCGCCCCAAATATCTCGACGACAAAGAGGCTATGGAGATGGCAAAGAAAAAAATTCCTGCACTAAAAGGTGAATAATGAGTTATAAATTTGATTATGAAGATCCTAAGAAGTATCAAGTGATGATTGATATTGAGACACTTAGTAATCGCGCAAATTCTGCAATTCTTTCGATCGGCGCAGTCAAATTTAGTATTGAACAGGGTGTCATTGATACATATTACCAAAACATTGATGCCTCAACAGCTAAAAAATTTAATCGACATATTGATAAAGGCACACTTGAGTGGTGGTCTAAAAAGGATAAAGCTGCCCTGAAGTCATTACTCGAGGATGTAAAACCTTTTGATAAAGTAATTCCTGAATTTGTAGAGTGGTATGGTGTATCAACACCCACATGGGGTAACAGCGCACAGTTCGATCTCGGTATTATCGAATCAGCCTGTCAAGAATTAAAAATACCAGTCCCGTGGAAGTATTGGCATTGTTATTGTTACAAAACTGTAACACATTTATTTGGCGTCAACAATGCACACATTCGCCAAGTAGAAAATGCCCAAGGCGGGCAATGGCATAATGCTCTTGATGACGCTATCAGTCAAACGAATACATTAGTGAAAATTCTGAGAGGAGAATCATGATTAAAAACTTTAATGAAATACGAGTAGGTTCAGGACGTCTTTGGTTAGAAACAAAGGACATGCGCGGTAAACCACAAGCTATTGATATTATGAAATTCAGTGAACTAGAATTGTATGAATTGATGGTGGCAGTTTATAAACTCGGAGATAAAAATGCCCGAACAAGAATCCAAGATGCGCTTGAAGGACGCGGTCCAGATTATACGCACCTTTGAGAAAGACGTTATCGAGGGTAAAATTATTGACCCAAAGATAAAAAAAGATCTTGACATTGCTCGTAAAATAGTGCATGATAGGAATATTCGGATCTTTAGGAGGATGAGATGAATATTTTTTACTTAGATGAAGACTTCGAGACTGCCGCTCAGCAGCACGTCGACAAGCACGTTGTTAAAATGATTATTGAGTATGCCCAGCTAATGTCAACAGCACATCGTATGCTGGATGGTAAAGTCTATATTGATGACTCTTCAGGTCGTCGTAT